TAAATATATGCCTAAAGGTGGTAAAGGTTAATTAACTTTTTTAAATGACCAAACGAAAACGAGAAAATCCTATACCCAAAACAACTAGGGGTAAAGGAGCTAATTATCGTTCTACTAAGTCTGGTGCTGGTATGACCAAAAAAGGAGTTGCAGCTTATCGCAAAGCAAATCCAGGTTCTAAACTTAAAACAGCAGTAACAGGTAAAGTAAAAAAAGGTAGTAAGGCTGCAAAACGCAGAAAGTCTTACTGTGCAAGATCATTAGGTCAACTTAAAAGAAGTTCAGCTAAAACACGAAACGATCCTAATTCTAGAATAAGACAGGCTCGTAGAAGGTGGAAGTGTTAATACAGGATTACTATGGCAACAAGTGGAACAACAACATTTAACTTAGACATAAGTGAAATTATGGAAGAGTCTTATGATCTCTGTGGTCTAGAACTGCGTTCAGGATATAGTTATAGAAGTGCTAAACGAGCACTTAATCTTGTATTTTTAGAATGGCAAAACAAAGGTCTTAACTTATGGACTATAGAACAAGGTTCAACAACTCTTACTGCAGGTACAAGTAGCTATACAGTAGATTCAAGTGCATTAGATATTGTAGATGTTTTTATTAGAACTGATGCAGCAGATACTGATAAACAGTTTGATCAAAGATTAAATCGTATATCTAGAACAGAATATGCACATCAAGCTAGTAAACTTACTCAATCAAAACCTACACAATTTTTTGTAGATAAAGATAACGATTCAATAAAAATAACTCTTTGGGCAACTCCTGACTCAGCACAAACCTACACACTTGTTTACGATTATGTTAAACGCATAGAAGATGTTGGTACAGTTGGCACTTTAAATGCTGATGTGCCCTCTAGATACCTTCCATGCTTAACCTATGCTTTAGCATATAATTTAGCTTGTAAGTCGCCAGAGGCTCAACAGAGAGTTCCTATGATACGACAACGCTATATGGAGCTATGGGAAGAAGTAACTCAAGCTGATAGAGAAAAAGCACCAGTTAGATTTGTTCCAGATGTAAGTTTTTATAGATAATGTTTCAGAAATTATTAGATTTTTATCGAAAAATTACCAAAGAACAATATGAAGTTAGAGTTGTTGAGTATGACAAAGAAGGCAATATGTCTAATACTTTTACCATTCAATTAAAAAAAATAATTAAAATTAATAATACTTATTTAAGAGGGGTAGATATAGAAGGTAATTCATACACAAAATCTTCTATAAATCCATTTAACTATACTATTAGGAAAATATACTAATGTACGCACAAGGTAAAAAAGCATTAGGAATATGTGATCGTTGTGGGTTTACTTATAAATTAAATAATCTTAAATATGAAATTGTTGACAGCAAAAGAAATGGTTTGCGTGTATGCAATGAATGTTTTGATATTGATCAACCACAACTTAAATTAGGTAATATAGATACTAGTGATAATCAAAGTCTTTTTGATCCTAGAGTAGATACAGGCAGACAATCATCAACATCATATTTTGGGTCAAAAGTTCTTAGTAGTTCTAATTTAAATGCTACATTAGGAACAATAACTTTATCAGGTGTATCTGATTCTCCAACACCATCTCCTACTCCTGCTCCTACAACAACTGTTACAGGAGTTGCAGGTACAAAAGGTTTAGGCTCACTTACAGCTACAGGAACATATACTGCTACAACTTATACAGTTACAGTAGCAAGTTATTCTGGAGCAAATTACTTTTATATAGATGGTGCAAGAGCTGCAACACTTAATGTTTCAGAAGGACAATATTATAGATTTGATCAATCAGATAGTAGCAACAGTAGCCATCCATTAAGGTTTTCAACAACCTCAAATGGAACACATGGTGGTGGCTCAGAGTATACAAATGGTGTAACAACAAATGGAACTCCAGGATCATCAGGAGCATATACACAGATACAGGTAGCATCTGGTGCTCCAACGCTTTATTATTATTGTACTAACCATTCAGGAATGGGAGGTCAAATTAACACATGACATATTTAAAATTTAAAAATGTAACAATGAGAACATCATGAGTTGGACATATACAACACTTAAATCAGCTATACAAGATTATACGCAAAATACAGAAACAACATTTGTTGCTGATTTAGCAACAATAATTACACAAGCAGAACAAAGAATTATTAAGTCTGTTGAGTTACCAAACTTTAGAAAAAATGTAACTGGTAGTTTAACTTCTGGTAATCAATACTTATCTTCTCCTAGTGATTATTTATATCCATATTCTTTAGCAGTATTAGATAGTAGCAATAATTACACTTATCTTTTAAATACAGATGTAAGTTTTATACGAGAAGCCTATCCTGTGGCTGCTACAACAGGAACACCAAAACATTACGCACAGTTTGATGATGACACATTTATTATTGGACCAACTCCAAGCTCAGGATTTACAGTAGAACTACACTATTTTTATATACCTGAATCTATAACAGCTTCTGCTGATGGCACTAGCTGGTTAGGAACAAATGCACCAGAAGTATTGTTATATGCTTCTTTATGTGAAGCCTATGTATTTATGAAAGGTGAACCAGATATTCTAGTAAATTATGAAAAAAGATTTCAAGAAGCATTAGGTAGACTAACTTTAGAATCAGATGGATATAATCGTAAAGATGCTTATAGAGATGGACAGCGTAAAATAAATGCCTAAAAAAGAATTAGAAGGTTCAAGTGTAGCTATAGTTGCTATGGGTCAAAGTCAAATAGACTTTCATCTTGCACAAACACATAGCGTAGAATTTGATGAAGTATGGGCAATAAATGCAATGATAGGTGTATTACCTAGAATAGATAGAGCTTTTATTTTAGACCCTATGAGTAGATTTTTAGATACTGAAGATGCTGGAACTATGACTCCAATGATGCGTAAATACTTACCTCAGTGCGAGTTTCCTATTTATACTTGTGAATTAGATGATAGAGTTCCTTCTGCAGTAGAATATCCAATAGAATCTATTGTAGGTGATTTAGGTTGTTCTTATTTCAATAACACAATTCCATACACAATAGCTTATGCTTTATGGAGTAAAGTTAAAAAAATATCTTTATTTGGTATAGATTTTACTTATAGAAACAATATGCATTTTGCAGAAGCTGGTAGATCATGTACCGAGTTTTGGTTATCTAAATGTATTAATGCTGGTATGCAAATAGAAGTAGCACCACGATCTACATTATTAGATACTGATATAGGTTTTGAAGAAAAACTTTATGGTTATCATAGATTAAATGATCCTAAAGTAAGTTATCAAAATGGTGCAGGTATGAAAGTATGCAATCTTTCAGAAATGCAATTAGAACCAGAACCTAAACCTGTTGGCATAATTAATAGAAAAGATTTAAACTTAACTGAACCAACTGAACCAAATAAGTATTAATGCATACAGACGAATTTAAAATTCAAATAGGTAATTTAGGTGTAAAGACCACTGATCACAGAGGTCACACTCCTGAAGAAGTTGCAGAAATGGCAACAGATAAAATAATTTCTATAAGCGATAATGCTGATCCTATGATAAAAGCACAGGCTCATGCGTTTAAAGATAGAACAAAAATGGTCATAACATATTATGTTAAAGAAGGTATTAAAAACCACATTTGCACAGTATGTAATGAATTAGAAAAACAAGGTCACAAAGACTTAGCAAATATTATTAGGAGAATATAATGGCAATAACACAAGCAATGGCAACTAGCTTTAAAAAAGAACTTTTAGAAGGTAAACATAATTTTTTAGCTTCTGGAGGAAACTCTTTTAAACTAGCTTTGTATACCTCAAGTGCAACAATGGGTGCAGCTACCACAGCTTTTACTACAACTAATCAAGCATCTGGAACTAATTATACTTCTGGTGGTGCAGCATTAACTAATGTAAATCCTACAAGTTCAGGCACAACTGCATTTACAGACTTTGCTGATTTAACTTTTGGTACAGCTACTGTTACTGCTAGAGGATGTATGATTTATAACGATACACAATCAGGCGATCCAGCAGTTGCAGTATTTGATTTTGGTGGAGATAAAACATCTACAGCAGGTGCATTTACTATTCAATTTCCTACAGCAGACGCATCTAACGCAATTATAAGAATAGCTTAATTTAGCTTATGGCTGCTATAACTGGTTGGGGTAGAGGTACTTGGGGTCAAGGAACTTTTGGCGAAGCCTTACCTGTAACAATAACTGGTGTAGCAGCAACAACAGCAGTAACCAGCGTTGCTATAAGTGCTGGTGGTGATGTTGGAATTACAGGAACAGCAGGTACTTCTGCTTTAGGTAATGAATCATTAGTTACAAATAATGTTTTACCAGTCACAGGTTTTTCAAATACATCTGCAGTTGGCACAATGGCTGTACAAGCAGTCGCTATTGTTGGCGTATCTGCAGTAACATCAACAAGTGGTTTAGGTGATGAAAGCATTATTAGTAATAACTTTCTTAATATTACACTTGGAACTGCAACATCTTCACTAGGTTCAATTACACCTACAGCAGCAGCAGATGTAGACATTACAGGATTTTTAACAACAACAAGTTTAGGCGGAGTTAATGTTTGGGGATTAGTAGATACATCTCAAACACCTAACTANTCAACAATAAGCACTTCACAAACACCTAATTGGAGTGAAGTTGCTTAAAAATTATATTATGATTAANACGAGGAAATAATATGGCAAGTACATATGTAAACAATTTAAGACTCAATGAAATGGGTACTGGTGATGCCAGTGGTACATGGGGTACAACAACCAATACTAATTTAGAATTAATTGGTGAAGCATTTGGTTTTGGAACAGAAGGCATAACAACTAACGCTGATACACATTCTACTGTAGTAGCAGATGGTGCATCAGATGCTGGTAGAGCTATGTATCTTCAATATACAGGCACATTAGACTCAGCTTGTACTATTACTATTACTCCAAACACTATGAAGCGTATGCAATTTATAGAAAATGGAACAAGTGGATCACAAAATATAATTATTAAACAAGGCTCAGGAGCTACTATAACTATTCCACCTGGAGATGTTAAAGCAGTTTATTTAGATGGAGCAGGTTCAGGTGCAGCAGTTGTTGATGCTTTTGCTAGTCTTAATGTTGTTGATTTAAAAATACAAGATGACCTTACATTAACAGATGATCTTATTGTAAATGGTGACATAGACCTAGAAGGTTCTATAGATGTCAATGGTACATCTAATTTAGATGTTGTAGATATAGATGG